TACCTGATGTAAGTGCTTCGTCTGGTCGCTGAGTTGGTGCATTAAGTGGGGTTACGGGAATTGCTGGCATTGGAGATGATGGGATTGGATTTCCTTGCATTGGAGCACCTGACTGCATTTCTGCTAACGCTTTACGTTCTCCATATTTGCCGCCACCTGGGATTTCCTTGGCACCCTGAATTGGTCCGCCATCAGTGCGGCGAGAAAGAGCACCTGGACCTGATACTGGGGCAGGGTTTGCTGGCTTACGATATCCACCTTTTGCCATTATTGTCCTCTTTCAATTATCTGGATTTTTCCACCAGTATTAATATCAAACTTCTTAGCAATTTTCATTGCTTCTGGAATAGTTGCACCTTGGGCTAAAGCCCCTAGCGCATATGCTGCGCCAGTTCCTATGCCATACAAACCAGTATTGGTTTCTAGTACCGCATAGTTACCAGCGACATGAAATACTCTCCCGTTGAAACCAACTAGGAAAACAAAATCTTCATCTTCTTTTAAAGTAACGCCAGCATCTTCATGCTGTTTACGCATTTCTGGAATAAACTTTGACACCATAAAGCCATAGTGTTCTGTACCGTCATACGCTGGCGGCTTCCAGCCAAACAAAATAACATCACAGCATCGTGAGTTACCTGCACCAGCCATAACATAATCGCCAACTTCAACGATTTTCTTCATGCTTCTGTGCATGTATGGACGCTCAGTATCAGTTACTTGTGCGTCAGCAGCAAAGACAAATCCTTTACTGTCCTTGACAGCAAGGATGGTAGTCATTACTGACCTCCGAGTCTAGCCAATACTTCTTGCAGCATTGCAGCATCACCTGGAGGAGGAGTTGCCCCAGGGAGTGCTTCTACAGGAGCACCACCCATAGTTGCGGATGCCTGTGCTTCAACTGGAGCACCCTCACCTGGGGCGGCTTGTGGTAAACCACCCATTCCAGCCATCATGTCCATAGGATTAGGAGCCTGTTGTTCTGGCTGTGGTTCTGGTTCTGGTTTCTTGAATACACTCATTACTGAATCTTCTACAGTCTTACCACTACGGCGTGCGTCAATTACTTCAGCAATTTTCATTACAATGTCTGAAGGGTCTTGACCTTGTGCAGCCATTTGTGGAATAGCCTGTGAAGTTGCGCTTAGTGCGCCCATAAGTGCGCCACGCATCTTTTCAATGTCAATGCGCTCAATTTCCTTGGATACGTTTACGTTCCATGGAAGTTCTTGCATTACAAATTCTTGTGAGATTAGGTTTGCCTGTAAAGCCTGAAGACTAAAGATAAGGGCACGTGATGGGTCAAGTCCTGACATCAGACCGTAGCGTACATTTACGCTGTAGTCATCCTTGATATCTTTTTCTGGGCTGTACTTAAGAACGTAAGGTGCGCCGTTGTAAGTCATCTGTGTTGACTTTTCGCCAGCAAATAACTTCTGGTCCATTTCCATGGCTAGAGCCATGACATCCTGCAATGCTTCTGCAAGGATTTGCTGACCAGCCTTGATTTGGGAATCAAAGCCACCAAGAAGTGCCTGAACACCAGAACCCGTAATTACGGATGCATTGACGCTACCTGAGCGACCTTCTGGGTAACGAGCACCCATACGCATTTCTTGTTCAAGAATCTGTTGTTCTTGGAAAGCACCAGGAGGAATCTCTAGACCAACACGGCGAACGCCCTGTGGGTTGGCAGTACGCATGACTGCATCAGGACCAAATGCAAACTCTTGCATATCCTGTGGAACAACCATTGGCGCATTAACTGATTTCTCAGCAGCATCCATGGCTAAAAGACTAAAGCGAGCACGAGCAATCTGTGCCCAGATGACATCATCAAACTGACCACGTGGGTCTTCGGTGTCAATGCCTGGACGCTTAGCAATACGAACGCTTAGTTTACCTAGTAGGTTCTTTGCCTTGCGAAGGGGAAGATTTCCTCGTTGTGGAAGAAACAGGATTACCTGGTCTTTGTCCTCGTAACGAATCAAATCAAGTAGTGTTCCAAGGTCTACATTTCTGTAGTCTTCTCCACCAAGGATTTGACGTTCGTACTCTGGGAACTCTACAAGTAGTTCACCAATGGACTTTAGGTAACGCTTGCTATATGAAACACATCGTCCGTAGCGGTCATATTCTGGGTAAGCACCCAATGGGTTTTCTACACGAATGCGTGGCATACGAGCCTCAAAGTCAGGCTCTACAACAAACGGCAGGAAGGCATAGGTATTATACCAATCTGCGCCTGTATACATCTGAGTTTGTAACCCAGAAAATTCAACGTAGTTGTTGACAATCATGGAACGCAAGTCAGCGTTCTTCTTTGCCCTGTCAGATGTTACGTCAGGTGTCTGGCAGTTAAACGATGGCAGTGGTGCTAGAACTTCAGCCAAGTCACGAGCAACAACGTCAACGAAGTTGGCAATCATTGGCTTGGTCATGCCCTCTGGGAACATGTCAGGGTATACCGATACCATGTCACCACGGCGTACAGCAGTGATATCAGCCATACGCTGGTCACGTACTGAGTATCGCTGGCGTAGGTAAAGTACCTTGTCAGCGACCTGTTCCATTGAGAGTGCCATGAATATCCTTAAAGATAAGTTGTAAATTGTTCCATTGCTAAATCGTCAAGATTAACAACTGCTTGCTTTGCCATCTGTCGTTGAGTAACAAAGCGGCTAGTTGCGTGCCAGATTTGATTCCCAGAGTGCTGAATCATTTCCTTGGCTTTAATCTCGCAGAACCACAGAGCCATTACAACGTCTGTAGGGTTACGAGTTCCAGGCTTCCAGGTAATCAACTGATTGATTAGAGCCTTAATGCCCTCGTGGTACTGAGGGTCTGGTAGTTCAATGAGGTTATCTCGGTTGTGCTTAGCACCACCCATGGTACCAAACAAGCCTTGCATAGCAGCCACACCGAAGTCAGTGTCCCACTTGTTCTTGCCAGTGAAGTGGCTAGAGAATCTAACACCCTTATTAGCCAGATACTGGCGGAACTCTTCGTCCACCTCGTACATCTTCTGGTGGGCGTTGATTTCAATACGCAGTTCTACTGGGCGGTAGGTGTTAATCCAGTCTTCAATGATTGCACGAATCTTACCTGGGGTAGGGTCTGACATATTGTAGGCATCTAGGACTAGACGCTTACCAGACTGACGGTCTACGGCGTAGACAACTAGCGCAGTCTTTCCTGCCATAGCAGGGTCCATGCCAATTAGTGTGACCCATTGTCCGTCTCGTGGATGTCCAGCCGCTCCCACACGGATAGGACCAGGGTTACGCATACGATTAACACAGGCGTTAACAATCGTTGGATTAAAAATTGCGTCATCGTCTATGTCCTGTTGCTGGTAAACTAGTGCCCACGTTGAGGCAGTTACCTCGCTACGTCTTGCAAAGAGTGCTGGTCCGTCCCACTTCTGGTAGTAACCATCTTCATCTGGTACAGCGTCATCATCGCCGTCCCACGGACGGTCTGAGCGCTCCCAGAGGGTAACCCACTTATTAGGGTCATCGTTAATCTCAAGTGCGGCTGGCATAGCCAGGCGTGTAAACGGGCTGACACCACCAGACCAATGTTCTGGATTACGAAGTTCTCGGTATAAATCTACAGCCCCGATACGGGTGCCTACGATAAGCAACTTACCGTTCTTACCCAGACGGGTGATTACTTCCTTCTGAAGCCACTCTAACTGCTTCTCCCACTCATGGGCGTTGGCAGTAGTGATAACGTCATCAAGGATGATGAGGTCTGCACGAGCACCGTAAATCTGACCACCAATACCTAGCGCCTGAAGCGTAGGGTCCTTTTCGGAGGAGTCACGGGCTTCTTGACCTAGGTAGACTGTATCGGTCTTCCAGGTGTCAGAGTCTTCTTTCCAACCACCAGCAGGTCCATAGACCTGCTGTAACTTGGCATAGCGTGGATGGCTAAGTCGTTGCTTGATGGAGTAGACGAACTCACGGGCTTTATTTAAAGTCTTGGACACCACAATGATACGCACGTTGGAATCCATGGCAATACGATAGGTGCTATAGCCTACGGTGATTACGGTGGATTTGGCGTGCTCAGGTGGCACATTAATTAAGATACGATTCTTGTTGCCCTTTTCATAGGACATCGCTGGATGGAGCCAACTAGGCTCCCTTCCCTCTAGAACGTCAATCCAGTCCTGCTGGTGAGGGAATACTTCGTTACCTAAGAACTCTTTAGAGAACGTGGCGAAGTCTATGTTTTTGCCGTTCTCGCTACCTAGCGTGACCTTCATTAGGTCCGAACCTTTGGTTCGGGCTTCCTCTAGGTCTTTGGCAAAGCGAGCGTCTGTGAGCCACTTCTTTAGAACATCGGGCTTGCGACCGACCATAGCAATGGCGGCTCGCACCTCAATGCCAGTTTCTACGTGGGCTATAACCTTGGACTTGTCTTCTCTTAGGCGTACCACATTATGGTGCTCTGCACCGCCCTTGGCTGCCATATGAAGTTATCCTGTCTGGTTATTTTTTCTTTGTGGTCTTACCGTAGCCTGAAGTTGGGGCACCCATGGACTTAGCGCCCTGAGCCTTCATCTTGTTCTTAGCGCCAGTCTTGACTGGCATGGAAGGCTTAGTTGCTGAGACTGACTTTGGAGTAGCCTTAGGGTAGTCTGCTTTAATCTTGGCACGATTAATTTTAGAAACAGCGTTACTTGCTGCTTTAGGGCTTAGGGTTCCAGCCCTGGCTGAGCCTTTTGCCTTGCCTTTGTATTCATAGTACTTTGAGGCTTCTTTAACGCCTTTTTCCTTGAACGCAGATTTAGCACGGGCTACGTCTTGCTTGTCACCTTTAGCCATTTGGCT